CCTACCGCGTGTGTAATATTTGTAACTTTCAAAGATTGTATAACCTGAGTGTTTGTTGAACTAACAGGTCCGTTTACATTGAATTCGACAGTGTCAATACTGTTTACAACGTTTACACCTACGTTTGAATTTTTACCACCGCCAATTCTGTATTTTACGAATAATGTAGTATCCGTTTTTGGTACCGCACCTAATGATAAATTGTTTAAATAACTCGCTAAATTCACCTTTAATTGACCTGTCATGTAATTATCCAAATTATCTAATGGATTAACAGTTCCAGAACCAAATATTAATGAGAAATATCCTTCAGGTGTGTATTCGGTTATAAACTTATTTGTAACGTCTTTATAGACACCAGATTTAAAATTATCCTTATCTGAAACCGCAGTTGAATCGGGTATAAAAACTCTATTTTGTATTAAACTTTTAACTTCATACCACTTATTTGTGGTTGTTAAAAATTCACTTGGTGTTGGGTTTGCACCAAATGACGTACCCTCTTTATGTATAATTGAAACAACACCTAAAACATTTTGTTCAGGTAAAAATAACTTCAAGAACGGTTTTTGATCTGTTTGATTTATAATTTTTCTATATATTTTACTAACACCGTTAACAACCGCATCTCTTTTTGTGATTGTGTAGGAAACTAAAGTGTTATTTGCATTAAAGTTTGGTATTTTAAGTCTATTTGGTTCCCCTTTAGTGTTAAATGGACTAGAGAAATCAATATCTTCTAATGTTTCAAAAACTTGTCCACCACCTGAAACTTGAGCTCCTGTTTTTAAAATACCCAAATATCTTTCATCTTCCTTGTCTCCTCTAACAGGTACATTTATTGAGAAATCACACAAACAAACCGATGGTCTGTTACCGGGTATTTTAAGTCCGTAGGTTTTTGCAATGTGGTATAACGATTGTCTTTGTTGAGCAAAGTCCAACATAGTTTCTTGCCAAACCCTATCAATGTGATAATGTAAGTTATCGGTAACAGCCGCGTTTAAATCTAACAATACAGAATATATTGACGCATCATTGGTGTTTTTAACCAAATCAGGATAATATTGTTTAGTTAGGTTTACTAATTCCTGTCTTAAACCCGCAAAATCACGAGTTGCATATGATATTTTTTTACTCATCTTAAATGTTTAATATTACAAAATCTGAAGTTGAAAATGCTCCATTAGTTACTGTGTATTCAATTTTTACTTTGGCAGTATATGGTTTGGTTGAATGGTCGGAAACCCTGAATAGTCTTTCATCTTCCATCATGTTAAATGTGGTTGTTTCATCGGGGTCATCCTCCGCGGACATGACATTAATTGATGTGATATCTAAATTAGGGATATAGGTTTTTACCGTCTCTCTAATCTCACTTTCAATCAATCCGAATGTTACCATATCGTTTTGGTCGAAGATAAATTGATATAAACGGGTACCAAAATCAGGTAAGAAATATCTACTACCTTTTCTTGTCAGTAAAAGATGAATTAGGTTTCCTCTAATCTCTCTTTCCGCTTCTCCTGTCATTTTTAAAAACTTTCCTTCTAAACTATCTCGGAAAGGAAAATCTATACCATATGTCGCCATACCTATAAATATAAACTAATATAAAATGGTAATAAATAAAAAAATCCAGCCGAAGCTGGATTTAAATTAGTGTCTTAATATTCACCCCCTATATTCTCAAGACCTGGGAGTACTCTTCAAGGGGTCTCCCATTATTTTAAGAACCACATCCCTCACAATCAAATGGAGAGTCTACTGGTTTTTCCGATGTCATTACTACCTCAGGTGTTTGTTCACTTATTAAAGAATTATTTTTTGGTACTTCAACATTATTTACTGATGACGTTTGTTCAATTGGTTTTGATGTTGACATATCCACACCCAAACCTTTAATTGCATCCACCGCCGCTCTCGTTCTTAAATAATACATACCCGTTTTTAACCCTAATTTCCAACCAAATAAATGTGCTGCCAATAATTTGGGTTTGGTGGCGTTATCCACAAATAAATTCAATGATTGTGACTGATCAATAAAAACACTTCTATTGGCTGCCATTTGTAAAATTCTCTTTTGTGACATTTCCCAAACGGTTTTATACACTTCCTTCATTTCTGTAGGAATTTCAGGTATGTTTTGAACTGAACCATTTTCCATGATTAGTTTATTTTTAATACCTTCATTCCATAAACCAATTTTTATTAAATCATAAACCAAGTGTTTATTAATCATAATAAATTCACCACTTAATGTTCTACGAGAATATAAGTTAGTTGTAAACGGTTCAAACGCTTCATTATTACCTAAAATTTGTGCAGTCGATGCAGTTGGCATTGGTGCAACTAATAATGAATTTCTAACACCATTTGTTTTAATTTCTTTTCTTAAAGATTTCCAATCCCAACGACCTGATAAATCTGAATCTTTTTTACCCCACATTTCATATTGTAAAATACCCTTTTCAATTGGTGAACCTACAATTGTTTCATATGGACCAAATTCTTTCGCTAAATCTTTTGATGAAGTTAATGCCGCAAAATAAATTGTTTCAAAAATATCTGTTTGTAATTTATCAGCCATTTCAGATTCAAAAGGTAAAGCCAATTTACACATTACGTCCGCCAAACCTTGAACACCTAAACCAACAGGACGATGTCTAAAGTTTGAACGTTTGGTTTCTTCGGTTGGGTAGAAGTTTAAATCAATTACATTGTTTAAGTTCTTAACAACTTGATATGTGTATTCATAAAGTAACTCATGATTGAATTCTCCATCAAGGATATATTTTGGTAACGCGATTGATGCTAAATTACAAACTGCTTGTTCAGTTGGTGAACTATATTCAATAATTTCTGTACATAAATTTGAAGATTTAATAGTACCTAAATTCTTTTGATTTGATTTATAATTCGCTGGGTCCTTGTATAACATGTAAGGTGTTCCCGTTTCAATTTGTGCAGTTAAGATTGCGTCCATTAATTTTCTTGCCTTAACTACTTTTCTTGCCTTACCATCCTTTTCATATGATTCATATAAACGAGTGAATGCTTTATCTTCAGGACTGTCGTAAGCGTCGGATAATCCTGGCGCCTCGTCAGGTGAAAATAGGGACCAATCTCCATCACTTTCAACACGTTGCATAAATAAATCGGGAGTCCACATCGCTAAGAATAAATCTCTCGCTCTCATTTCTTCCTTACCATGATTCTTTCTTAAATCAATAAAATCAAAAATATCTGAATGCCAAGGTTCAAGATAAATAGCAAAAGAACCTTTACGTTTACCACCTTGATTAATCCATCGAGCAACCTCATTGTATGTTTTTAACATTGGTAACAGACCGTCTGACAGACCTCCTGTTCCTTTTATATAAGAACCTTTGGCTCTAACATCATGAACGTGTAAACCAATTCCACCAGCCCATTTAGAAATCTTAGCCACATCTTTGATTGTATCAAACAACCCATCAATATCATCACCTTTATTTCCAATTAAAAAACAAGATGACATTTGAGCTCGTTTTGTGCCGGCATTAAACAGCGTTGGGGTTGCATGTGTGTAATAATGTTGAGATAAGTCATCATAAATACGAATAGCCATTTCAACGTCACCCTTACAAATACCTACCGCAACTCTCATATACATGTATTGTGGTCTTTCAATAATACGTTCACCTATCTTTAATAGATATGAACGTTCTAATGTTTTAAAACCAAAATAATCAAAATCTAAATCTCTCTCTAAATGGATTGCACCATCTATTGATTCTTTATTTGCCATTACAAATTCATAAACTTTTTCATCAATTAAAGAAGATTCTTTGCCTGTTTTTGGTTCGGTAAAAGAATATAGTTCTTTAATACATTGTGAAAATTTCTTATGAGTTGTTTTATGTAAATTAGAAACGGCAAGTCTTCCAGCTAATTTTGAATAATCAGGATGTGTTGTTGCCATAGCCGCCGCAGTTTCTGCGGCAAGAACATCTAATTCAGTTGTAGAAATTCCATCATATATTCCTTGTGTAACTTTTAAAGTAACGTAGGTTGGGTCTATGTATTCTAAATTTAAATCACTACAAAATACACTTATTCTTCTTGTAATCTTATCGTATCTCATCTCCTCTAAGGAACCGTCTCTTTTTTTTACTTTCATTTTTATTTTCTAATTTTAAAAATCAACATCACCAAATGCAGAATCTAAATCTTCAGATTCATTTGTTTTATTCACACCAGCTTTTTGATACTCAGCAACTCTTTTCTCAAAGAAATTTGTTTTACCTTGTAATGCAATGTTTTGCATAAAATCAAATGGATTTTCTGAGTTATAAACTTTAGATACTCCTAAGGCAATTAATAATCTATCAGTTACAAATTCAAGATATTGTGACATTAAATCTGAGTTCATACCAATTAAACGAACTGGTAATGCCTCAAGTATAAATTCTTTTTCAATCTCTAAAGCTCCACATATGATTTCTTTAATTCTTTCAGGTTTTACTTTATTTTGAATATGTTGATTATAGATATGACATGCAAAATCACAATGCATACCTTCATCACGAGATATCAATTCATTTGAAAATGTAAGTCCGGGTAATAACCCTCTTTTCTTTAACCAAAAAATTGAACAGAATGAACCTGAAAAGAAGATACCTTCAACCGCAGCAAATGCAATTAATCTATCAACAAACGATTCTGAGTTAATCCATTTTAATGCCCAATCAGCTTTCTTTTTAACAGCAGGAATTGTGTCGATAGCATTGAATAAGAAATGTTGTTCATCTTTGTCTTTAACCAATGTGTCAATTAAAAGTGAATATGTTTCACTATGAATGTTCTCCATCATAATTTGGAATCCGTAGAAAAACTTAGCTTCAGTATATTGAACTTCATTTAAGAAGTTTATTGCTAAATTTTCATTTACAATTCCGTCAGACGCAGCAAAAAATGCTAATACGTGTTTTACGAAATGTTGTTCATCAGAATTTAATTTATTTTCCCAATCAGAAACATCTTGTCCTAAATCAATTTCTTCAGCTGTCCAAAAAGACGCTTCAGATTGTTTATAGAACTTCCATAGGTCATGGTGTTCGATAGGGAAAACGACAAATCTCCCTGGATTGTCTTGTAATATTTTTTCAGTCATTTTGATTTTTTTTAATTTTTAACTACTAAACCTGCCTTTCTTTCTTGTGTCCTTTTGTAGACATCTGCCGCTCTAGTTGCTCTCTCTTGTACTTTTTGTTCTTCAAATCCAAGAAGAGTATTCTGTGTGTCGGTATCAATAACAAGATATTCATTATTGAACTTACAGTTTTGAAATATAACACCGTCTCTACCAATACGTGATTTAAGTAAAGTTAATGTCGCTAAGTTATTTTCTTTTTGTTCAAGTGTTTTAGCAATTGAAACAATTACGTGTGCAATTTGTGCTTTCTTAATAGACCCACCCATTTGGTCACTATTAACAACTTCGGATGAAATTGATTCTCTATTACCTTGTGTTGCCGTCCATATTGCAATATCGAATTCACCTGTCATTGATTCTAAACTTCTCATAATAGAACCCTCTCCTTTCCATTCTTCTCCATTAATACTTCTTTCAGGGGAAATACAATCAACATAATCAATGAGTAGTAAATCTATTTTAAATCCGTCAGAAATTAATTTTCTAACTTTATTTTTAATTTCAGATATTGTTACATTATCACTCGCTAATTTTAAAAGTTTAATTCCACCTTTAGATTGTACTTCAGCTTCTTTAACCTTTATTTTTACCTCTTCAGCGTTTTCTGGTTGGTCTTTAGGTGCAACACCTGACCATATGGTATAGTGTTTTCTTTTAATATTACCTGGATTATCTTCAAAAAACACTTGTAAAACATTATATCCTTGGTTATATGCTGTGTTAGCCATTTTAGTGAGTAAGGTAGTCTTACCAGTACCCGTAGGAGCTAATACAATACCCAATTCTCCTCTTCCAAGTCCACCCTCTAACAAGTTGTCGATTCCAACAATACCCGTCGCAATTGGAAGTCTATTGTCCTTTTCTAAGGCTAAATCAATGTCCTCAAATACATCCGTTCCATCATCGTTCATTAAACCGATTTGTAACGCTTTTTGTATGATTTCCTCAATCTTATTATAGGATTCAAATTCACCATTATCAATAATGTTATGTACGTCTTTAAGTTTCTTCTTTAAGTTCTGTTGTTTACAGAAATTAAGAGCGGTATCTTGTATATATTCTGTATTAACATCTAATTGTTTAATAGCTTCAAGAGTATCAACATGTTTTGTTGAGTCGTTACCACCTTCGGCCATTAACTTTTGTGCAACCGTATCGTAGTTTGGTATAGTGTTATACGTTTTGAATAACTCTTTAACATTTTCCATGATAAATTTAAAGGATGTATTATCAAAATATCTACTTTCTAAAACATCAATAATCGTTTCTCCGTACTTCTTGTTTTCGATTATTGACTTAATAAGTGATTGTTGAAATGAAAATCCTAAATTACCAAAATTCTTCTCTGCCATTTTATATATATATTTTATAGTTCATAATTCAAATACGTTGTCTCCAATTCATCAGATGATAAAATGTCAGTTAAATCTGTCAAAATTCTCTTAAGTCTTGGTCGAACATCCACCGTGTATCTAACCTTTGGATGGTAGTAAAATGCTGGGAATATTCTTTGAATAAATACATCTTCATTCAATTTAATTTCCAATAAAAAGTGTTCTTTGTCCTTCTCATTTGGATCTTCCACATAGTCAGAAGACAAGATAAAATTTGCATTCTCACATAGATAATTGGAACTTTTTATTTTTAAATCTTCAGCAATATCATCACAAATATTTTTTACATAATAGTGTAAATCCATTGATCTTCTAGATGGGTCATAATGGTCTTTAACGTTAAAAAATCTTTGGACAATAATGTTTCCCTCTAATGATAATAGGAATTCGAATTTAGTAATGTTTTCTTGATTACTCATAGTTTTTAATTTTTATTATTCTTTTATTTTTTTCCTTTCTTGTGAGACGTAAAAATGGGTTTAAAAATCTTATCCACGCATCATCCGATTTTGGTAACACATTGAATAACCCATCTTCCATCATCATTTTCATGGTATTTTTATAAGACCTCCCATCAGGGTCTAAATTTTCATTAATTAATGAATCTATATTTTGTTTTGCCTCATCGGTAAGAAACGGGTCATCCAAACTTACAATACGACTGTTTACATCAAAGAACTCATCTCCAAAAACTCCATGCTTAGTTACACCTGTAAGTAGATTAGTTACTAACCTATTTGTCTTATCTTGTTCAAATAAGACGTTACATTTGTCTTTAACTTGTTCAATTGAAATTTGCTCAGTTCTTAGTTCAGGGAAAAGTGATAAAAATCTCTTAACTCCCATTCCTCTTATACCTGCGATGTTGTCTGAAGAGTCTCCGCACATCATTTTAACCAATTTAACATTTTCAATTAAAATTTCTTCGTGGTCGTAAACAATCGTATCGTTTTGTTTGTATATTTTTCCGTGTGACGGGTTGTATATTTGTGTAGTTTCTGAAACAAGTTGAGTTAAATCTCCATCAGATGAGTAAACTATCTTGGGCTCGTTGTTTGAATTTTGTGAATAATATGCAATACAATCGTCAGTTTCACAATATTCATATTCTCCTTGTCTAACAAAAAGTTCTTCTAAATATTGTTTTACCCTATCCCTTTGATATCCGTATGAGTTAATCTCTTCTTCAGAACGAAGTCTAGATTTTCTATTCTCCTTGTAATGGATGTAGATTTTCTTTCTGGTTTGTGAACCGTCAAGTCCATCCCAAAATACCACAATTTTATCTAAATGATACGTCTCAAATGCCCTTCTAAGAGTATTAAGAAAATGATATATTCCCCCAATATGTGTTCCTTTATAGAAGTAATTCTTAACACCATAAAAACCAATCGTAAGTAAATTGTCACCATCAACAAGTAAAACAGACATTAATAAATTTTATTATAGATCACTTTCTTCTGTTACAACTTCCACGTCTTCGATGTCTGTAACATTAACACCTAACATCTTACTGATGTAATCACCACACTCTTTTTTGTACTCTTCGAGAGATTTCTTTTCTTCTCCTTCTTCTCGTCCTGCCATAAATCCGTGTGATGTAATCAAGATACGTCCATCTTCATATCCCAAACCATTGATGTGGTTTTTCATGATAGAAATTTTAGTTCTTGTTGCGATTTTAACTTTTCTCTTATCTTTTGTGATTGAGATTTTAGTTGTACCCGCACCTTTTTGATTACCAAATAAGAATACAATACTTGAGTTTAACCAAATTGCTTCCCCACCTTTTGCTTTAATTTTAGGTTGTCCGAAAGGATTATCAGGTAATTCTACCCAAGGTTGGTTAACTATGATTAATGTGTTCGTATAAGGTTTATCTGTTCTTCTTGAACCTGAAATACGTTGGTTGATACCCATTCCAATTTTGTCAGCCAATACCGACGCATTGTGTTGTTTACCACCTTTACCATCGTAAGTCATTTTACAAGGAACTGAACCTACTGAATCCCAAAGGATTAATAAATCGTGAGGTAAATCTCCTTTCTCTTGTGCGTCTAATAATTCATTGATATATTCTGTAATTTGTTCAATATATTCAAAGTCACTATTAAAAAGATAATCTCCATTTCTATCGAAACCCATTAATTCAGCGTGGTCCCAACTCCATTTTTGTTCTGTGATAATAAACACAGGAACAATGTTTTTCTTTTGTGCATCTACCGCTGACTTCACAAGTGCCGTTGTTTTACCCGTATCACTATGTCCTAATAACATATTGATGTGTCCCATTGCAGGACCGGGTATACCCGTTGCATCTAAAAAAGCATCACCCAAATCAAAGAAACGGTCTGCTTTATATTCAGCCTCTTTAGAGAATTTCTTCTTAATTGCGGAGAAGTCTGTTTTTTTTATACCTGCCATGTTGTTGTTTTTTAAAATGATGTTCCCGACATTGGTGTCGGGAACATCTTAAATTAATTAGAATGGTAATTCACTATCTGTATCCTCATCCGCTTGTGGGTCAACCACAGGTGTAGATGATTTTACATTTCCGATTGTTTCTTCACCAGTTGTGTTGTTACTTGAAACCCATTTGTTTTGGTTTGTGTCCCAACGTGGAGCTTCTCCATTTGCAACCATTTCAAGATAATCTTCACCTTTCTTAGAATAAACATCAGACCAAACTGTCTCATCATCTAACCACGCTTTAGCAACGTCATTATCAGAATGTAATACACTTGAATCGTCATTTAATACTGAATTAATAACTGTGTATTCTTTACCTGTTCCCGCTTTTGTTAAAGTTAAAGATAAAATTAAGTCACGTCCATTTTCAGGACTTGTAACGTCACCTTTGTTACGGAAGATTGGGAAGATTTTATCAATAACACCATCACCTTTGTGATTATGTTTAAATCTCCAAAACTTAACCCCGTCGTTTTCATGGTCGCGGTCAATAACCTTAACAATATAAAACTTACGAGAGCGGTAGTTACGTGCTAATTCACGGTCAGACTCAACTCCTGTTTGCATTAAACTGTCATGAACCTCATTTAATGGGGAACGTTTTCCTTCTTGTTTAGGGTCATATAATTTAACCCACTTTCCATCCACCTGAACTTCGTGGAAGTAAACCTCTACAAATGGTGAACCACCATCTTTTGTAGGTAAAATACGAATACGTCTTTCTTCTCCCTTAGAACCCTTAGGTAATACGGTAGTGAAATAACGCTTCATTCTGTCCTCTGAGGACATTTTGTTTGAATTGCCACTTGTGGCGTTCTTGTTTTTCTCGTACTGTGCTAGTACTGCATCAAATGTTGACATAATTAAGAATTTTTATTTATAAAACTGTTATAGTAAATTATAAATAAAAAAACCCGAATTACGAAATCCGGGTTCAAGTTTTTTTAAAAAGTCTTAAATTACCATCTAATAACGTAATCGTTGTTTGTACCCCCAAAATTATTCTTGGTACTTACTTTATATCCGTAATCATCTAATGTGGTTAAAATTTGTTCGTTAATATATCTAGGGTCTATTGTAATCTGATATAATCCCTGTGCTGTTGCTGATGTTATTAAACCATCTATGTATGTTAATGAACCCGTGGCGGTATTTGACGATGTTCTTGCTGCTGAACCTGATTGCATATTATATTTGTTTTTATTCTAATGTTAATAAATATCCTAGTTTATTAATCAAACCCAAAATCTCATCTCTGATGTTTAATAGGTTTGTGTCTGTTTCGTCAAGTTGTGAAGTAAATTGTACTAATGCTTCTCTTAATGTGTTTATAAATCCTTTCATATCTATTTCAGATAGGTTTACCAATTCGATGGTTTTAGTTTCGTCGTCTAAAATAAAACGACCATACTTACCCATAGCTTCTTCAACATATCTATCAACCAATTCAAGTAATTCATCAAATGTTGAACCAAAAGCATTATGACGAGCAAACCCTTTGGTTTGCCAATGGTTAACTTTTAATTGCATTTGTAACCCTAAAAAGAAATTTACATTAGAACTTAAATTCATTTTCTTCTGTTTCAGGATTAAATGATTTTCTTATTTGGTCAACTGGATAGTTACTTACCTCGTCTTTAGTTAAAACATATTCGTTCTTACCACTTGCTCTCATTTCACCTTGTTTGTGAGCAAAGAATTCTTGTGGTTTTTCGTTAAACGGATATGAATCCAAAGAACGCATTTCCAATTTTTCAACTTCAGTTTTAGGTTTTACTTCATCAATTTTAGATCCTAATTGGTCAATTCTTGAAACCAATTGGTCCATTTGAGCCAATTTAACTTCAAGTTCTCCTAATTTAGAAAAAACATCATCCATCTTACCAATAAGGTTTCCTTGGTCTTGTTGTTTATCCTCTAAATCTTTTTTGATACTTTTGGTCATATCAACTAAGTCTGTGATATCAATTTCTTCTGTTGAATCACCACCCATTGCGTCAGGAGCCGGTGGCATACCAGCATCTGCTGCTGGTGGTACATCTCCACTTAATGGTGCCGCTGCGTCTGCTGGAGGTGCCGCTAATGGGTCTTCAACAGGTGCTTCAGGTGCTGGTGGAACGTCTTGTTCCATTATCATCGTTTTACCATATTTG